AGTCACTACTCCTTGTTGGCAGCTGCCATCTAACGAGATAGCACAGCTATTAGCACTTCCATTTACGTAAAGCTAGAGCCTTACGTGTTGGCTTTCCATTTGGTTTTTTCATTGGTTTACCATATGCCATTGTATGTCTCCTATAAGTTACTGTTTGCTAATTTCTCCTGTACTTCAGCTTGGAACGCTGGGTCTTTAGCATATCTTGGGTCGCCCATATCAGCTTGTACTTGAGCCCATGATTCATAGCCACCTTGTGAAGTAGGTGCTGCTTTACCTGATAGTAATTTAGGGTCAGTACCATTAGCTGTTGTGTATCTAGCTTGTAAACCAGTAACAGCCAGCTTGATAGTTTCCATATCACCACTGTTAACAGCGTTGTTATAAGCTGTCTGTTCAGCTTCAGTTAAATTTTGTCCAGCCCATTGAGTCATTTCTACGTAAGCTTCTTCTCCACCTACTAAGCCTTTGACTTCACTGCCTTGTTGTAATGCTCTAGCTTCTTGTCCAGCAATAAACTGGTCTACTATATCTCTACTGATACCAGCTTTCTCTAGTCTTTCATAAGACTCATCAGCTAGTTGTCCACTCTCAGCATACTCTGCACTGAGTGAATCCATGTCAAGTCCAGCAGACTCAACAGCTTCATCAGCTTGTATTTCTAAATCACTCTTAGGTTGTTCTTCAGCCTTCGCTTCTTCCTTAGGTTCTTCTTTAGGTTGCCCTAATTTAGATTCTAATTCAGCGTATGATTTAGCCATTGCTTCAACAGATTCAAACTTCTCAGGTAAACCCTCAGGTCTAGAAGATTCTACTTGTTGTTCTTCTACTGGGGCTTCTGATGTAGTTTCATCTGATTGTACTACTACTTGTTCTACCATTTATTTCTTCTCCTTTATTGTGGTTTAGTCATGTTATTAGCAACAGGTTGTACTACATCCTGTGCCATATCCATCATTTGTTGTTGAGCCATTTGCTGTTGTGCAGCTTCTTGCTCTTGAGCTATTTGCTCTTCACTCTTAATTTATCCTTCAGTATCAATACCTAAACTGGTAGCAACTCGAGTAATTAGGTCATTAGGATTTAACACCTGTACTATTTCAGGACTAATCTGAGCTAGTTGTCCTATCTCCATAACAAATTCTCTTAGTTTCTGTAGGTCATTACCACGTCCTAAAGCTTCTATACCTGTGATAATAGTAGGTGCTACAGAATCTTTTGGAAGCTTTGGTATCTCATTGGATTGAGACATACGCTTCATTAATACTTGTACTAATGGTAACTGAAACTCTTGAGATAATAATGAGTATATACCACCCATACTAGTCTCTAACTGTTCAGCCATGTATCTAATCTCTTGTGCTGTAACACGTTCAGCGTCTCTTTGTATTGCTGTGTGTAATAAGAAAGCGTAAGACATACGTTCTTCTAAACGTCCTATGCTACGTTCTACAATACCTAAATCATATTGCTTCTCAGTTTGTAGACATGTTACGTCGTCTCTTTGTCCTGTAATTATGTCCCCGTTTCTAGTGTTAGCCAAATCTCTTTTACGAGTGACAGCGTTAGGTCTAACCATAAACACTACTTTACTTGCAGCGGCTGATGATTCTACTAGTGATTGTGATAGTCCCTCTAGTGACCTTAGGTCTCCTAGAAATTCCTCTACATAACCACGACCGTAGTCTTCACCATCTACTCTAACCATACGTAAAGCTTGGTAAGGCATGTTGTCTGATGGGTACGTACCTATTGAGCTTGGTATCTTGTGTCCCATAACTTCTTGACATACATAGTACTTGCCGTCAGGTAATCTGTATATATGAGTGTATATCTCACAGTCCTCATCTTCTTTGTAATCAGGATATTTACCTATAACTTGTAGTGTCTCTTCATCCAGTGCGACTGGACTAATGCTTTCTTTAATAATTACTTCTAATAAATTACCATCTTCATCCCTTCTACAAACAAATTGTGTTATACCATACACACGCATATTGCCTTTCTTAGGTAGATATGTTAGTACATTACCACTTACAATAAGATGTTTTAGTGCTTCAAATACAGATACTCTAAGTGCTAGGTTCTCTATTTTCTTGTGTATCTCACGCTCAATTTTGGCTAGAGACTTCTCAATTTCAGATTGTAATTCAGGGTTCTGCTCTAGTTCCTCTTTAGTTTTACCTGATAAAGATAATCTAAAGAAAGGTGAGTTGGGTGGTAATAATAATAATAGAAGTTTGGAAGCTAGGTTGTTAACACCTCTTGCTCCCACTGATTGGAATGGGGTATATAATTCTGAGCTTGACTCGAAGCCGTCGTCAGGAATAAGGGTTGGAATTGTAAGTTCTGAGCACTCACGGGCTCTATCTACATAATGTTGTCTATCTGCTTGTAGCTTTTCATAGCGTTGCTTCGCTGTCTGTTTCATCATCTCTTGCATAATTAACTAATGTTTAATCCTGACCCTGAAGTAGGAATAGATAAGCCTGATGTTTGTAAAGCTTTTGTGCCTTTACGTTTAGCTTTCTTTTTTCTTTCTTCTTCAGTTAACTTCTCTTCAGCTACCTTAAGTGTTGGTGCTATTTCTTCTCCTGATGGTGAAGCGATAGGCGGAGCTGGAGTAGGTGCTGGTGGTGGAGTAGATACTCTTGGGCTACCTGTGCACATATTATCTCCTTATTATTGTGTTGGAATTTGTAAGCCAGTGTTCTGACCTTTAAGTCTTTTTTGTCGAGCTTTATAAGAAGCTCTCTTATCTTTTCTATCTGCTTGATAAGCTTCTTCTTTCTCTGTCGCTATTCTATTTTTATCTTTCTCTGCATTTCTTCTGTCTGCATTACGCATGACCTGTCCTGCTGGAGTTGAATCTTTGTACATTCTCTTAGCGTTCTTACCGCCCGCAAACATCATTCCACACATATTAAACTCTCCGTATTTCTAGACCAGCATTTGATTTCTTTAAACTACCCTTACTAACAGCAGGGTTAGATAGTTTAGTTGTTCCTTTAGTTTTACCTTTATTGTGCCTCTTAATGTCTTCTTTCGACGCTGGTGTTTTTATAGCATTAGGGCTAGATTGAAATTTTTTGTAAATCGCTGGATATAGTAACTTTTGGGTGTCAGGGCGTGAATTACACATATTAAACTTTCCTTATCTCTAGACCAGTGCTTGATTTGTTTAATGGATTAGAGCCAACAGTTGGTTTAGATGTTTTGTTTTTTGTTGTTTTCTTAGTTTGTTTTTTAGAAACAGTTTTTGATGGTGCTTTATCATCTTTAAGAGAAGCCTGTGATTTCTTTGAGTCTTTAACCTCAGATATAGGAAAAGGCTCATTAGGATTTTTTTTCTCCCAGTTTGCTTTTAAGGCACTTCCTCTTCTTCCACTACACATGTTACTTATCTCTTTCCTTCAGTTGGTTAATAAAGCGAACAACATCACGTTGTCCAGCCTTGAAGTATATGTCCTTCATTTCATCTGAGATATCAGGTGATTGCTCAGGATATAAACTATTTAACAGCTTAATAAACTGTGGTACTGTTTTAGGTAAGGTGGTTTCTTCTTCATCCTTGCCTACTATATCTTTTATAAACATATTTTATCCTTCTAAAACGGGTACTTTAAGTCCATAGTGTACCAGTTATTGTTCCTTTATTGTATTCAGTTGCTCTATTCTCAAAGAAGTTAGCGTGCTCAACACCATTAAGTACCCAGTCTAACCACTCTAATGGGTTATCTTTTACTTTGTAGTTAGGTTTCAATGATAGTTGTAACAGCCTACGGTCAGCAATATACCTTATGTATTGCTTAACTTCCTTAGGTTCTAGCCCACGAATACCCCCTTGCTGAAATGCTAGGTCAATAAACTTATCCTCTAGCTCAACCATGTCTCTACAGGTTTGATAGATAGTTGCTTTGAAATCGTCATTCCATACGTTTGGATTCTCTTTAATCATTTCTTTAAATAGTTTAATCATACTCTCTACATGATGTGACTCATCACGGATAGACCATGTAACTATTTGACACATCCCTTTCATGCGACCAAAGCGTTGGAAGTTAAGTAGCATAACATC